AACTATTACTTCGGGACGTTCTGATATTTACTCTCAGCCGGTTGCTGGATATTGTAATTTCAGCCTTATTGAAACCAATGAGTCAAACGTTCCTTATCAAATCAATGATCCTCTTACTATTGAAGTTCAAGATTCCAACGGCGATTGGGTTAGTCTCTTTGGTGGCTTTCTAAGCGATTTATCAATTACAGTCGAAACTTCTGGCTCAACTGCTTTGAGTCAAAGAATTCAAATTGTCGGCGTAGGAGCCTTAGCTCGCTTGGCTCGAGCGGTTTATACCGGCAACTTCAACCATCAATTTGATGGCGACCGAATCTATGAATTACTTAGTGGCGTTCTTTTTGATAGTTGGGACGAGGTTCCCTCTGGCGTTACTTGGAACGACTATGACTCAACGACGACTTGGGAAAATGCCGAAAATAGCGGTCTAGGCGTAATCGACCAGCCGGGCGATTATGAACTTCATTCGCAATCTGGCTTGAACGATACTGTCTATAACCTAGCCAGTTCATACGCCACTTCTGGTCTTGGCTATCTTTACGAGGATGCTCAAGGTCGAATTGGTTATGCCGATTCAACCCGACGCGGTCAATACCTCTCAGCCAACGGATATGTCGATTTAGACGGCAATCACGCAATCGGCCCAGCTTTATCAATCACCAAGAAGGCTGGAGACGTTCGCAACTCCATCACAATCGCTTACGGCAACAACTCGGCCAGCAACGTCACAGACAGCGACCCGACCTCAATCTCCCTATTTGGCCAATTAGCGGCCACAATTAGCACAACGCTTAGACAACAAGCTGACGCTGAAGCTCAAGCCGCCTTCTATCTCCTTATTCGCGCCTATCCTGAATTTGCCCTCAAGCAAATCAGTTTCCCTCTCGGTAGCTCTGAAATCGACGATGCTGACCGCGATGCCCTTCTCAACGTTTTTATGGGCCTTCCGCTCAATATTGCTAATCTTCCGACCAATATGCCTAACGGCGAATTCCAAGGATTTGTCGAGGGTTGGACTTGGACGGCTGGCCTAAACTCGCTCAACCTGACTCTCAATATCTCGCCGGTCTCGTATTCACTCCAAGCCTTCGGCTGGGATGATGTTCCGGTTGGTGAGACTTGGAATACCATTTCGCCCACATTGGACTGGCTTAACGCTACAATAGTCGCCTAAAGGAGAATAATGGCAAATACAACTAATTTTAACTGGGAGACGCCAGACGATACCGACCTCGTCAAAGATGGCGCTGCCGCTATTCGCACACTTGGCAATTCCATAGATACATCTTTTGTCGATCTTAAAGGCGGAACTACCGGACAAGTATTAGCCAAAGCGTCAAATACCGATTTAGATTTTACTTGGAGTGCTGGTGGCGATATTACTGCTGTCACAGCTGGAACTGGATTGTCTGGGGGAGGCACTTCTGGAGATGTTACTTTAACAAATACTGTCGCTACGGCTTTTGACGCTAAAGGTGATTTGATTCTTGGAACTGGCGCAGATACATTTTCTCGTTTAGCGGTTGGTACTAATGATTACGTTCTGACCGCTGCAAGCGGCGAAACCACGGGCGTTAAATGGGCTGCCGTTCCATCGTCTTCAAAAACTTGGACTTTATTAAATTCAGGTGGAACTGCGATGAGCGGATCTTCTTCTGTTACGGTCAGTTCAATTACCGACAAAGAAAATATTTTAGTTTTAGTTGTTGGTGCTGGATTTTCTTCGACTAACAATGCAGTAAGGTTTAGAATTAACGCAGATACTGGCTCAAACTATAACGTTCAACAAAACAGTATCTCAGCGGATAGTAGTTATGCGGCTAGTTCATTTAATGGATATAATTCAAATACTACTTTTATTCCTTTAGGAACGACATCAACAAATTCAAGCTCGACTGTAAATGCTAGTATAGTAATAAGTGCTGGCAAATCTACAGGTATAAAAAACGTAGCTTATGCTGGTGGTGGTACTCACGCCAGCGGCAATTCTCATACATTAAATTCTGGTTTTGGAATTTATAGCGGAAGTGCTGCAATTACTAGTGTGAATGTATATAGCACTGCGACCTTTAATGCCGGAACTATCTATGTTTATGGAGCTTAAAATGAAAATAATTGAAAAAATTTATGATGTTGAAACCAATGAAGAAATTTCATTTGAGAGAGATGCAACTCCTGATGAATTACTTGAAGCCCAGCGTTTAGAAAGCGAAAATGCTGAGCGCGCTGCCAAAGAACTTAAAGCACAAAGTATTAAAGCGGCTTTGTTACAAAAACTAGGGATTACCGAAGAAGAAGCTAAACTCCTTCTTTCATAATGGCTAAACTTTGCAAAGCCGGTCAACAACTTCGGGAGCAAATAGACGATGATTATCCTGACCGCGATAGGCGTAGTGATGGCGTTGCCGCTGATGCTCGCCATTACGCAACGAATCCTTCTTCGGATCATATCCCAAGAAATGGAATCGTCCGAGCTTTAGATATTGACGCCAACCTTAACGCGCATCCTGAAGAGACTTACGCATTAGTTGAAAAGATTCGTAAATGTGCCAAGCGCGGAGATAAGCGCATTAAATACATTATTTACGACGGCAAAATTATGAGTCCAATCTTGGGATGGAAGCGCAGAAAATACAAAGGCGCTAATCCTCACCGCTCGCATTTTCACATTAGTTTTACAACTTTGGGAGACAATGACGGCAAATGGTTCGACCTAGAAGGAGACAGAAATGAGCGACTTGAAGAAGATGGCGGAAAGCTGGGCAAAGACCTTTTTAGCAACAGCACTAGCGACCTATCTAGCGGTCGGGTGGGATGTCGATGCAATTGCAAATGCGGCTCTAGTATCAGTCTTGCCTAGCATTATTAACTGGCTCAATCCTAACTACGAGCGCTACGGACGAGTTCGGTAATGGCTCCGTCAGACATTGCGGCGTTTATCGCGTCAGTCCTTGGATCAATCGGCCTACTTATTGCCGGTCTGAGATACATTATCAAATTAGAGAATCTGCCCATTGTGTCGCGCCTTGATAAAATGGAGTCTCAGCTAGAATTGGCACTCCAAGCGAAAGTGAGCAGAAGTGGCACAGGCAAAAAAGCGCGCTAAGAAGCCAGTCAAGAAGGTGGCAAAACGTCGCAAAACGACTAAAGACGTTCCACTCACTCGACTCGACTTCTGGGCTATTGCCGCTAATGAGGTTTATATGGCTTGTCGCCGCGCTGGTATGGATGAGGGAACGGCCTTGGCTTTCGCGATGGATCGTAGCTCGTATCCTGAATGGATAGTGGATAACGGAAACCCAATGTTCAAGCCTTGGGACGAAGACGAGGACGAAGACTAATTTACATTCGCGAAGTCGAACTATTTGAGGCACTCAAGGCCATTTACCCGGACTTGACGCCACTATCGGCGACCGACCGAGCCGACGGCATTACTAGCGACTCCTATATCGAAATGAAGTGCCGCCGAACCCATTACGACACTCTCATAATTGAGAAGAAGAAGTGGGATTATCTGGCCGATATAAGGGCTAGAACAGGGGCTAGGACGCTTTATATCAATGCCACCCCTAAAGGGGTCTATCAGTTCGACTTAGGGGCTCTAGAGGCCCCAGAATGGCATTTGAAAGCCCTGCCAGATAAAACTGACTTCGCTGGTAGCCACAAGGTTGAGAAACTCTGCGCCTTCTTACCAATCCGACTCGCCGAGCTCCTACTTGTATAAATCCATTTAGGTAATTACATTTATCCCACTAAATCCATTTAGAGGATTTGGAAGGGAGAGTAAGTGATAAATAAACCGCAAGTAATTCGATTTGATTCTACTTCGGGAGCTTGGTCAGATGGTAAGAATTACGTCAAGGGTCAAATTATCCGCAGATACGCAATCGAATCGCTAGGTCGTCAATCAACAAGAGGGCGGCTAAGTAGAGAAGAAATCTCAGCCTATTGGCTGGATCGATTCGGGGTGAGCGCGGATGTCCAATGACTTCACACCTGAGCAAATCGTCACCATCGTCATTTCATTATTTATTGGATTCTGGGTCGTCTATGCGGCTTTCGAATCTGCTAAGGCAAAAGCCTTCAATGACGGATACAAGCGAGGAAGGGCGAGTAATCAATATGTCAGAGAGATCGCTAAGTGACTGGCTCTCGGACGCTGGTAACACCCTCGAAGATAGAGGGATGGAATATGGCGACCCGAGGCACAATTTGGTACGCATTTACAAAATCGCGAGAATCCTCGGTGTTCAGCTCAGAGACCCATCTGAGTTGGCAACTATTTTTATCGCGACCAAACTCAGCCGAATGGTGGAAAGTCCAGAGCGCGAAGATTCGTATCTCGATCTCATTGGATACGCCGCTATCTTGGGCTTCTGCCGATTTTCTACTCCAGAAGATTGGGACGACGTTGAGTCTGATTCGCAATACTAACAATCGCCAATGGTGCGATTACTGTAAATCTCGTTATGGGCAACTCAAAGACGGCACCTGGCACTTGAAAGCACAAGTCCCAGCAGTCTGGAAGGTTCAAAGCGAAACGCCACTACGCCGCGCTCAAGTGCGGTTTTATTGCCAACCTTGCGCCAATGAAGCGCAGAACTGGCCAGATGGAACATTCTGGTCACTGAAAGAACAACTGGAATATGCGATCGATGAGTTCGCAGGGAGAGAGAAGCTGAATGTCGAATTACCTAGATGATTACGTATCGGTTCAAGACCGCCTAAAGGAGTTTATCAATGGCTATCCGGATTATCGAATCAAGTCGCACGTACTTGAGGAATCACTTATTCCTACTTGTGACGTTTATATTGTCAAAGTTGAGCTTTATCGGACTGAGGCTGATTCTGCGGCTTGGACGACAGGATTATCAAGTGAGTCTAAATCCA